AACGTGACTTTTAGTTTTATGCTTTGGTGTTCTTTTAGGTTTGTTATAACCAGAAACACCTATTCTTTTTAATATAGGATCTTTAGGCATTAAAATAAGCCATCAGCTGCAGATTTCTCTAACTCTCTTTCAACAGGTCTTTCACCAGCCATTTTAATAATCGGAGAACCTAATAAAGGTTTGAATTTTTGAACTTTTCCACATTTATTACATTCATAATTAGAAGGTTTGTCACCTGGTTGATAAAAGATCTCCTCAGTGTGCACACATTTGGAGCATTTTACATCGTGTAAAGGCATTATTTTTTCTGTCTTTCGTGCTTAATCATATTATTTATTCACGAGTAAGGCATAAATGCCCCTCTATATATAAGGGAAAAGGTAAACTTTTTACAATATAGAATCCTCTAAAGCCTTATCTCCACGAAGTTTACAGCGCTTCCACGCCATTTTTAAAGTGGCTTCAGATTTATTTAATAATTTAGATATTTCTTTGAACTTGCATTTCCTGATTTGATGATGAAAATATACAGATCTTTCTAAATCTGTCATAAAATGACCAAGCGTAAATCCTAAATTTAAAAACTTTAAATTGTTTATAGCTTGATCTGCAAGTTCGTTTACATCGGCAATTCTTTCATCTTCATCCGATACTCCACACATCGGACAAGGTTCGTGGCTTGGTTCCATAGTATGCTTTCATTTTTATTAAACAAATATATCTTGTTGTGCAAATCTTTTTTCTGCTAATTTTATATATTCTGGGTTTAACTCTATACCAACCCACTTACGATTTAATCTTTGAGCTACCCAACCTGTTGTTCCACTTCCAAAAAACGGATCAAGAACAACATCTCCCTTACTACTACCAGCTTTAATACACAATTCAGGTAATTTTGGAGGAAAAGTTGCAAAATGAGCCTCTTTATATGGTTTAGTGTTAATTTTCCATACAGACTTACGATTAACCATCGTTCCACAAATAGGATCTCCGTTTTTATCAAAATAACCTTTATGGCCTTTAATCTTTAATCCACTACCAGCCATATTTTTTTTCCAACCTTTGCCACCAGCAGCTTTTATAGGGCCATTTGTTTTACCTGGAACACGATTTGATCCTTTTTGATTTTCTATATCTTGCATTAATCTTGCCATTGAAGTATCTTTTAATGGAGTTTTAATAGCATCTGCATCATAAAAATATTTAGGTGATTTACTTAATAAAAAAATATATTCGTGTGCTTTAGTGCATCGATCCTTTATAGACTCAGGCATAGTATTTGGTTTATGCCATATAATATCTTGTCTTAAATACCATCCATCA